TTATTCCTTATTGTTATGAGCATTGATTAAATCTAATAACGATACTCCGTCAGTGCCATTAACATTATCAACTTCAAGTAGTAATTCGTATGGATAATTTTTATCAAATTTTGAAAAATCGTATAAATCTACTGTTTCGTTCAAATCCTCAATAAAAAATTTAAAAGCCTCAATGATTTCATTAATGAAATCATTGTCATCTGTGTTTTTGATAAAAGGTTGGTCAGCATCAATTGCATCAAACGCATCTTCATAAGTGTTTATCTCTCTATCTGTGCACTCCTCATCCATTCTTGAGATAAACTCTCTCTCGTCATCGCAAGTCCAAACCATTTTTAAATTACTTCCGCTTTTCTCGTAAATTACTAGCATTTTTATTTCTCCTAAAAACCTAAGTTCTGCTTAGTCAGTAGAGTTTCCTTAACCTTTAAAATCATTATACGCCTAATAGGCGTATTGTCAAGTCTTTTTATTAAATAAATCAAAAATAAACTGGAAACGGCTTGGGAGTAGGGTTTTTTTATGGCAAAAAAAAAGATAATATAAATACTTATATTATCTTTTCTAACTTAAAAGTAGGTTGATTTTTAAAATAAAGCCGATTGTCGCTCTTGAAATTCACCAAGGTTTACTAACCCCGTATAAACCTCTCCTAAGTTTTCTTTTGCTGCGTTCAATTGCTTCTCTCTCTTCTTTCAAATTGACATCGATGGGATTCTCAACTTCAAAGATGTTGCACTTTCTATTAGCACGAGTCGTTATGCTAAGTTTTTGACAATAAATTTTAGAATATTCGTCGCTGTCACGACAGCCAAAAGGAATTCTTGTAGTTGAATGTTCGCAATTTTCACAGCAATCAACAGATTTAAAAATAATTTCATTCATATTAGTATTGTTTAAAGTTTGCAAATGTTTTAATACGCCGTGGCAAAATTGCCAAGATCAAGATTTGCACTTGCAAATCCAGTGGTTTTGACTTTTTCAACCGTGGCAGGGGCTTGTGAGTCTATTTTAACATTAACTTCGACCGTTGATTTTTGCGCGGGCTGAGGCTTGTTGTTTACCAATATTTTGCTAGCAATATCGTTGGTTTTAATAGTGCTTGAAAGCGTCTTGTATTTTGCAATGGTTTTATCAAGGCTTTCAGCTGACATTGAATCTGGCAAGAATTTATCGGGAATTAACGCTGTTATTCGCTTAACTGATTCAACAATAAAAACAATTCCCGAGTAAAAAACACTCTTAATTCCGTCCCAAATTCCAGTGAAAAAACCGCTAATACCCTCCCAGTTGTCGTAAATCAGATAAGCAGCAGCGGCAATAGCGGTAACGATGGCAACCACAGGATTAGCGAGCATAACGACCTTTAGCGCTGTAAAAGCCGTCGATATTGCGCCGATTATGGCGGGTATTTTGGCTGCAACCATGACGCTAGCAACTAATGTGAAGTTAATTTAATCGCTGGTGCTAAAGCTTGAAATATTTTAATCACAGACTTAACAGTAGACATAACGCCCTGAAGCCCTGCTTTTAATTTTGCAGTAATGTCATCACGCCAAGCTTTGTCTTTCATTTTTTCGACTAATCGCTCAAATAAGCCCGTCAAGTCTTTAAGGATTGGCGTGAATGCGGAAAACTTAACGGTGTCAAACGCTTGCCCCATGCGTGTAATTGAGTCGTTGAAGTCTTCTGCGGCTTTGGCATCTTCTGCCGTGAGCCCACCGCCTAGCGCAGCAAGATTGGCTTTTGCTTTTGCCAGGCCGTCGGTACCTTCGCTGAGCATATTGAGCATATCTTTACCATTGCGGCCAAAAACAGCGTTTGCCAGGGCGGCTTTTTTAGAAGCGTCTGTCATGCTTTGCATTTTAACCAGCACCAAGTCGTATGCTGCAGTTGAGTCTTTAGCATTTTTCATCGCTTCAAGTAATTTTGGATCAAAGTCTTTGAGTGCTGTTGACATCAATGAACTTTTTTTCGTTTTTAACTCGCCTAAATTTTTGTTAAATGTTTGATATGACTTTGTTAATGCGTCATTAGCAACGCCTGCGAGCTCCGCTTGATGTCTTAGCGCCTGGAATTGGTCCAGTGGTAATTGCAAGTTTTTAGCCTGCTTGTGCATTTTGTCCATCTCGTCTGCTGTTGATCGTAACACACGGCCGAGTTTAGCGACGCCTGCGATGGCAGCAACGCCACCAATAGCCCCCATTTTTGCAACGCTTTTTAATTTAGATCTAAGCGCTATTAATTTTTTAGTGTGCTTGTTGATTTTTTTATCTGCCTAATGCTTTTTTCGCGGCTCGCTTGCAGTGCTTTTTCTGATTGCTTTAGGTTTTTGGTGGATAAGCCCATTTTTTTAATGCTAGCAGATTGCGACTTTAACGACTTAGTGTATTCGCTGTTTAGTCCGTTGAGTTTTTTGAGCTTGGCGGCTTGGCTAGTGGTTAATTTTCCTTTTTCTTTAAGCGTCAAATTCAGTGCTGCAATAGCCTCTTTGTTTTTATTGGCGTGCTGAGTTGTCTTTTTAAAAGCATCTAAACTTGCTTGTTGAGCCTTAGTGTCTTTAAGATTAGCTTGTAACTTGTCAAGAGCTGTACCAGTGCCACCAAGTGCTTTTTGCGCGCGGCGAGCTGGCTCAGTGATTTTGTCAATCATCTTTAGACTAAAACTTAGATCTAATTTACTCATATTTGTTGCGCTCCTGCGCCATTTTCCTAAAACTCATTAACTCATCAAGGCTCATTGTGTCCATTTCGCTTGGTTGCCAATGAAACACGACTGAGATATCTGCGTATGCCTGCTCAACTGATTCTGGTATCAGTTGGCAGGTGCGAAAAAACCCGCATTTACATTGAGTGTTAAAACCATTGGTATGACTGCTCAGTGTAAAGTTAAATTAATTGGAATAATGTAGAAAGTGCAGGGGAATATCAGAAATATTGGAAACAGGTAAGAATTTGATATTTTTTCAATGGTCTGCATACCCTACTGCTATAGGCTTTTTTGACAAAATGGGCTAAAACAGGAATTATTCATATTGTTGGGTAAAACGCTTGTAAGCCTTTAAGGACGGGGCTTGTGGGCGTTTTTGCATGTATTTGCGTGAGCGTTGTGAATTCTTAAAATTTTCATATCGCGATATGAGTTTTTCAAATAATGGAAATACACCCTTTTTATGTACTGGTTTCACCTATTTATTAGTAAAACATTGATACACTGCTACTTTCAAGCCATTGGAAATTTACCGTATATTACCCTGTGCTGAACTCGTTTTAAAACTTTACATCGCATAGCCCTTAACTCATTGATTTTACAGTAATTTTAGAAAAGCAAGAAAACTCAAAAAGTTTACCCCCTTTAAAAAACGGTTCTAGAAATCATTTTCCATAATCAACAGTACATTGTAAAGTTTTACTTTACACTACACAATGTATGGTTGATTAAGCCTGTATGTGCTGGTGTGCTTACATATATGCACCAATACACATTGTGTAGTGTTGTAATTAAATAACTACACAATGCATTATCATTACATTGTGTAGTGTTGTAATTAAATAACTACACAATGCATTATCATTACATTGTGTAGTGTTGTAATTAAATAACTACACATTGTGTAGTGTTGTAATTAAATAACTACACATTGTGTAGTGTGTGGTGTGTGGTGTATGTACATTGTGATGTATGTCTGTGTCTGCGTGCCTATGTGCCTGTGTTTTTGCTGGGATTGCCCCGCCAACAGCCAGCAAATCAGATGCGCCCATGTTGACCATGTGAGTCTCAGTTAAGTCACTGATACGCGGTGCAAGCGTAGTGATGGCGTCGGTGTTAAGTTGCACGACTTCAAGCATTGACAAACCCCGAAGTTCGCCAGACATTGGCTCTCTTAAAGTGATAGATTTGATTTTTTTGCCGTTGATTTCCACAGCAGTTGATAGTGTTATTGTTTGATTTTTCATGATGTTTTTTCCTCTTTTAAAAGCTCGTAAGGTTGGGTTGTAAAGACGGTTTGTCCGACTATGTCGTTGATTGATAATAACTTAGTGTGCAATGTGGTGATTTCGTTAGCAAAGAATACGGCGGCCGCTTTTTTGACATCGCCAAATCCGCCCATGTTCGATGGCATCACGCCCATTAATTGCGGTGGCACGCGATGCGCTGCCATGATGTCATCGCGTGTTGCGTTTTTGATATTTAAAAACTCGTCTTTAGCGTCAATTTGACCAATCGGGATAAGCTCAGGCCTATATTTTTCCGTGCCTCGTCCGTTAATGAACATGTTTTGAAAATTACCAAGGCCCTTAAATGAGTTTAGCTGCTCGCTGATTTCTTCTTCTTCCTCTTCGCCGATAGCAGGGCTATTAACATACAGTAAGAAGCCTGCATGCGCGCCGTTTTTGTAATATTTGCGTCTAAATAGGGTTGCGGATTCGCTCAATAGCGTACTTGAAACCGCGGCGAACCACTCGGGTATGCCGTAGATTTCTTGACGCATATCAAGTTACTTTAAGTGAATAACTCGCTCGGCTATGGCGCTCAAGCAATCTAAACTTACCACCCGCTTGCAACGGCGGGGCAATAACAACAAGCGATGCGTCGTCTTTTGAGCGAGCAGGGTCGTAACCTAGCCACACAGGGTGCTGGGCAAAAGGCTAAGAGGATTTAGGGTTGAAATCGTCCCAAGCGCCAGCCTCAACCACGCCTTTTTGTAATTTGGTTAATTTGAAAACTGAGTCGGCATCGTCAACGAATTTACATAAGAATAAGTTGTCAAATTCGGCTTTTGAATGCTCGTCTTTTAGTTCGTCAATATCAAAGAAATTGCACCCCATTTGTTCAGCGTCAGTAATAGTTGTAACCATTCGCCAAATTCTGTCAGAGCCAATTTCGCCGTATTTTAGATGCTTATTTGTGATGTCAACATTGTCTTTGTCTTTTACATTTTTCATGCGCGAACCTGACCACAAACCATACGCAGGGTGACTCAGTGTGGATGGTGTGGAAAAGTAGGTTCGTCGCCATTTTTTGTGCGACGACATACCCGTTGCGACTTTTTTAAACTCGTTAAAATTTTGCATCCAGAAAAATTCATCCATATAGGTATGGCCATGATAGCCTTGCACGGTGCGTGCGCTAGTTGCTAAAAAGTAAATAGTAGAGCCATTCCACAGCTCGATTGAATCCGTGCCTTTTAGATTAACATCAAACCAATCCTTTGCGAATTGGCGAATGTAGGTGCGAAAAATGAACGCTTGATTTTGTGATGCTGATAGAAAAATCTGATTGTCACCAGTCAGCACAGCATCCTCAAAGGCCTCAGCGGCAAAATACCAAGTGGCGCCAATTTGGCGTGATTTGAGTATTGCCCTGGTGCGTGGCATTTTGATTTTTTTGCCCTTTGCGTCTTCAATAAACTCACCTTTTGCATGTGCGATTTTTGCTTCTCGCCACTTGCGCTGATAGCCTAGTAGTAGTGAATCAAATTTACCGTCAAAATCTTTTTGCGTAACACCTTCAAAACTGTTTTTAACTTTAACCAGTTTATTGCCTTTTTTGCTTTTATCGACCTTGCCTTGCCCTTCAGAGTGTGCTTTTGGGTCTAATCTTTGTGCGTAATCGTCGCTAGTGCAAGCGAGCAGTGTTTTTAACTCTTTGTTTTGCTCGCAAGTTTTATCCATCACTTTTAATAGCACGCGAATTCGCTCTGATATTTGTTGTTTAAGTGGTTTGTAATCAGCCTGAATTTGCCAATTAAATTTTTTAATCCATGCGGAAACGGTTGTGCGCGCAACGCCCGTTGCCTTGGCAATATCAACAATAGAAGTTGCTGATAAGAACAACTCCAGTGCTTGTTTTTGCTGCTTACTTAGCGCTGGCATTGGGAATTGCGGCTAAATATAAATCGAGTGCTTTATTTTGCTTTTGATTTAAGCGCATTATTTTTTAATGATTAAATTTAATATCTGCGTTAACTTTATTGAGTGTAGAACTAAACGATTTTAATACAACACTTAAAATAAACCCGATTAAAACGCCAAGTATCGACCAAAAATATCTGTTTGATTGATGTTCAGCCCGTTTTGTTAAGTTCTCTTGTAAAGTCTTTTTTGACTTCGCTTCTAACAATTTTTTTGCTAATGCTATTCTATCCTTTTCAGATTCAATAGAAAACAAAATCGCCACTGCTGTTTGAAGCGCTGTTGCATCTGTTTTAATTCTTAGCGCATTATTTTCCTGCTTTTTAATATTAGACTTTGCTAATATTTTGATTGCATCACCTGTTTTTTTAATAGCAATGCCCGTCGCGACAGTTTTAGTTGCGTTTGCTCCAGTTTCTATTGTGTCATTGAAACTATCTAAGACACAAGATGATAGTAGCGCAGACATAATTAATAGTATTTTAATTTTCATTTTCTTTTGTTAAAAAACAGTAAATAAAACGGGATACACGCTACTAATGCTATGTAGGCTATTTGCAGTATCAGATATACAATATCAAGCATTGTCCTTCATTAGCACCTTACTAAACCAAAAAGCATCCAACAAGAAAACCATTATAATAGCGAATGTTAATACATCCTTGATGTCGTACAGCAGGTCGCTCAATTCCTGCGGAATTATTCGGAAGCTAAAATGATTGGAGCATAAAAAAGCGCCAGCACTAAGAGCGAATACGGTTGCTTGGGTAAATGCAAACATCTTACTATGACTGTATTCTGCGATAATCTTTGTTTTAAAATGGATTACAGTAAACCAAACATAGATAAAAATTATTGACAGCGCGGTTAATAATGCAACTAGGTCTAGTCGCACTAATGGACTGCCCCAATCGAAATCCTTGGCGTGGAGCATGGACTCCCTGGCAATCTCTGCTTCCCCGAGAAGGTAGGTTAAAAACATAAAAGCCCCTAGGTAGATAGTTTTGGTTATCTTCTTAAGACCATCTCTCTTAATTTGCCCGACAATATCTTTAAGTACTTTACTCATTATTGCCCTTGCTTTTATTGCTAATCAAATATTTATAATAAATAATCCACCCAAAAGCCATCACCCCTAAAAAATGAACGATTGCCATAATGGTGCCTAAAACCATATGGTAAATTTTTCTTGGAAAGACAAATTCATTCGGATTTTTTACTACTAATTCTTCTACCTTAGAGAGCATATTAGACAAGTATTCGAAGTTTGCTGGTATCCAACCAAACAAAGTGCTGGCTTTTCCGTACCTGTAATCATGGACAACTGCAGGTTTCATAAACCAACCCATATTGTCCGATATGCCCGTGAAAAAACTAAAAAGGATGAGTGAATTAGACAGATAATCTGGCAATTTTACAAATAGTAATAGTGCTGTTGCAAGGGTTAAAATAAAGAGTCTTGGGACGCTTTCACCATCAGACTCAAAACCATTTTCAATCTTAACACCGAACAACGATAAATCTTTACCTGTAACGATAAACTTTCTTTTGTTGATACCTGTCAATTTTAGCAGTTGTATGTTCATTATTATGTCCCTTGCTATGCGGCATTATTTACTATTTGCCTAACTCCTGCTGTTGTCGGCAAATCGGTCACTGCTTCATTGACTTTTGCAGGTATTGAATTTACTACGCTATCAAACACACCTCTTGTTAAAACATTGGTAACAGTATTGGTTTGTGTAAGGTTCGTTACAGTAATGCCGTCCTGCAAATGATATCGTTTTACTCCTCCTACTTCTAAATCTGTACCGTCTAATTTCTTGATAGCGCCAATTTCTATCGAAGTTCCATCTTCTCTTTCAAACAAAACACCTAAGTGTACTTTCGGAGTGGCAGAAGATTTGGTAATACTCAGGAAATTTCCAAGGGGTACAATAAAACCATTAACATCAACATTAACATTAACATCAACATTAACATAAATAGCATCAGCAAATGTTCCGATTAAAGTTGCATTATGAGTAGTATCTTGCAACACTCTAAACGATGTATTAAAGTCATAAGTTTGCTGTTCGCTGGTGCTTTCAATAGTGATACGCATTGACCTTGTTGTTGCATGATAGGATGTTGCATTGTATAAAGTCTGATTGATTGGTTTAGTATACAAATTTGCACCATTTTTGTCTTTAATCGAGACAAGTTTAACATCCTTGCTAATCCCAAAATCACCACTATTTATATTGAATTCTTGGTGTGTATACCCCGCACTGTACACTTTAATGTTGTAGTCTGTATTCGCAGTTACTTCAATTGTTCCAGTGTCGCCCGATACGCTTTGTTTTGTCCAGTTGGCGTCAGCAGGTAGTTTATAAAACACTGCACTTAAGTTATGACCAAAGTTTTGATTGTCAATTCCTGAGAAATTGCAATTGACTTTACCATTGGAGTTAACATATACAAGGGTTGTGTGCCCATCAAAACTTGCAGTAACAGTGCCTGATAAATTGTCAGCAGTGGTATCCTGTCGCAACCCGTTAGCACCAGTCTTGACTTTGATTTGTGTACCAGTAACTTGTACTGGTGCACCCGATAATGATTGGTCTCTGACTAGCGAATAGCCAGATGATATAGTTGCTACTGTGCCTGTTATCGCTAATAATTGCTTGTCGATTGAAGGCTTTTCAATGTTTGCTTCAAGTGTTTTTAGATACTTTAAGTAATCGTAAAGCATTGATGCACTATCAATTGTTGTATAAGTACTAACAATGCTCATATCTTTTTGTGAGATTTTTGTGTCGGCAAAGACCGCTTCAGAGATGTCGGCAGTGCCCAAACCTTTAAGTGCCATTTCTACCCGCTTATATTTGTGTAAGTAACTACAGATGTGCACATTAAAAATATCAGAATTATCCCCGTTTACGCCCCTATAATCAAAATCAGGGCTAGCGTCATAACTTGGTTCATTAACAACACCAAGTAATATACTTGTCGTTGGAATTTTGCCGTTTGTTACAGTTTCGTAATAAGTCCTGTCTGGTGAAAAAGTGTAACCATTTCCGTCTGTTCTTTTTCCATTGTCTGTATCTCTAATAAATACAACAGCATCATTAATTACACCATTGTTATCCGTAATGCTTGTTGTTATTTCTTTAAATACAGACACAGTCCCTTTTGAGCCACTATTACCAGCCACGTGATTAGCAACGACAATATCTGTTCCCGTTTTAGAATTAACCACCTTGCACTTTTTATTATCCCAAAGGGCAAAATCTCTAAGATTGCCTCGATGACCTCCTCCAAAATCTTTAAAAATATACTCATCAGCAGATGAATCACCACTGAAACCAATACCCTCATTGCATTGTGTAGGAGTGTATCCAGTAAACAGAACAGGCTTACCAATCATTGTCATTGCGTATTTAACAAGTTCAAAGTTTGTTGCTTTGAAATTATTAGAATATTGTCTAATCTGGTAGTTTGCGTTTGGTGTTGCTACCAATTCAATTCTACCGTTTTCAATGTCGATAGTAGAAGTTGCGTGAAAATAGACACTTGAAGCCATTTCTATTGCCCCGCCTCGCATGATAAGTGAGCCTGTTGCAGATACTTCTAATGAATAATCACTGCAACAGGTGAGCCTACCATAAGTCGTTTTAACTGCAACTCTTTTCTGTGTCCTGACAAAACCGTTGATTGTTTCAGTATCGTTGATGTTTAAAGTGCCTCTGACTATCAAGCAATTTCGTGGTGCTGAAGAGCCAATTAGTAGTTGCTCTTTAGGAGCGTTTATTGATAAAGTACCACTGACTACTAATTTACGGTTGCCAATGTCATAAAGACTAAACTCTCTAGTGCTAGCGCCTTGTGTTGTTTTCACCACAGCACTGATACTAGTTAATCCCGATAAACTAGTATCTGTTCCAGTTTGAGTAATAATGCTTCCGCTTAATGTAAATGCCATTAGGTGTACTCCTTTTTAGTTATGTTTCCGTTGCTATCATAAGTTCGTGTCTCTGTTAAATCGACACCGTTGGGCGCATCACCACTTAATACGGTCGTTGTTATATTTCCAGTCGCATTATAATTACGAGTAACAGTTATGGTCTTTGTGCCGTCGGCTGGCAATATTACCGTTTGAGTAATTTACTGTCGAATCCCAGGACATTTCGTTATTCGCATAATACAAAAACCCCCCTGCCAGCAGTGCCACCAGCAAGTCGCACTAAATCAGCGACTGCAGTTGGGCTAGTTTTTATGACCTCATGAATATCCCCAGCGACTTTAACAAAATCACCCGCTTGACTACCTGCCACTGCGGGGTTACTCAATGCAGTAGTAACATCTGAGAAGTCCGTTGGGCTTACTAATTTTGATACAACCGCAGTGCCACCAGTGCTACCCCCTATTGAAAATCCTGCCGTCTTATTCCTCGTTCGGTATTACAACAGTTGGATAATGGCTAGTTGCTTTTATCCAGAGTTTTGAATTGTTGATATTGTTTATTTGTCTATCGGCCGTAAAATTTCCGTTAAAAGCATCTGCTGGCTTTGCGTCAGCGTATGCAAAGTGACAATTGCTATTCACAATTACAAAGCCTTCCTTATCTAAAACTTAAACCCAAAAATCCCCTTTGTTTATTACGATGTTTGCTTTTGTTATCGCCATAATTCATGCCTCTGTTTGCGTCTTTCAGATGTATTTGATTTTTTAAGTTTTTCTACTTCGTATTTGATATTCTCAACAGTAGTTTTGATTTCCTCTACTACAGATTTGACTCCATCTACTTCGGATTTGACACCCCCAATTGCAGAGTTGACGATACCTGGTACCGCATCTGCTACAGTGTTGGCAATACCTGGTACAGCGTCTACTACAAATTTGACTTCATCTGCTACAGCGTTGACAATGTCAGGTACAGCATCGGATACAGCATCGGATACAGCATCTGCTACAGAGTTGGCAATTTCAGGTGCATCATCTGCTACAGAATTGGCAATCTCAGGCACTGCGTCTGCTACAGATTTGATAATGTCTGGCAAATCAGCAACTACTGATTTGATATCCTCTAATGCGGATTTTACCTCTTTCACTACAGAGTTAACAATGTCTGGCACATCCTCCACCGCAGATTTGATATCCTCCAATGTGGATTGGACCTCCCCCGCCACAGAGTTGACAAGGTCAGGTACGGCATCTACTACAGAGTTGACAATATCTGGTACCTTGCTAACTTCTTTTGCCACATCATCTACTACAGAGTTGACAATATCTGGTGCCTTGCTAACTTCTTTTGCCACATCATCTACTACAGAGTTGACAATATCTGGTGCCTTGCTAACTTCTTTTGCCACATCATCTACTACAGAGTTGATAATACCTGGTACATCATTTACTACGGAATTGACAGTATCAGGTATTTTGTTAACTTCCTTTTCTACATCCCTCACAACTGAGTTAACAGTATCAGGTATCTTGTTAACTTCAGATACGACAATATCTGGCACCTTACTGACCTCGTTTACTACATTATTAAAAAGTTTACCTACAAAACCGAACATATTATTTCTCCTTACTTATTAAATTAAATTCGCAGTAATACACACTGCTTTACTCGCGGTGCTTCTATCTCCTACGACGCCTGCGCCTGCGCCCACCACCTGCCACAGGATTGCGTCTACCACCTGCCACAGGATTTCTACCAAGACCAACCACGGTTGTGATGTCATCCAATGCGTCTGTAACATCACTTACTATCTCTTGGATATCAAGTACCGTAGTTTTGACATCAACTACTACAGATTTAATATCCCCCACTGCAGATTTAATATCACCTAGTACAGTTTTAACACCGTTATAGGTATCCACAACTCCAGTGCCGACATCTCCTACGGTAGAGCCAATATCCTCTGCTGTGTTTCCGACATCCTCTAAAAATGAACCTATACTCATATCTTACCTCCTTATTTTATTAAATTTACAGTAACATGCACTGCTTACTACTATACCGCTATTTTTCCAATCTCTACTTCAACATCGATTGTTGCAATATCAATTGAACCATCATTAATTCCCGCTTTTATTTCACTTACTTTCTTCCAGACTTTATCAGTCCATTTTAGTAACTTTTCACCATCCGGGTGAAATGGGTGTCTTGAGGCACTTGACGCACCATTAATGAATCCAAGACCATCGTAATAAATTTTCTTTTTACACTCATCATCGATTATTTTAGATACCTTATCCATGATTGCGTTTTGTTTGCTTTCGCGTTCTGCTTTTGTTTTGGCTTCAGTATCTTCTACCCATTTTTCATTTTTGAAAGACTTAAATACATTTCCGAATTCATCAACAAGAGCCTTTTTATCTTTGTCCCAGAAAGCCTCGAATATGTCGATACCATCCATCACCCCATTAAGTGGCGTATCTTTAAATTCAACCAGCGTTAGCCCTTTAGTGTCTAACGTTTTATCGATTGGATGACTGCCTGCGAAATTTACACTTTTGTCATCATTTAGTAGTAGATACATTTTGTCCCCTTTTTTATCTAGATGTTTGATATTGAAATACTTCTATATTTGTACTTAAATCTTCTGTCTTCTGCTTGGTTACTGTGAACAGAATAAACACCAACAATAACAGAACCGCTCGGGGCTGTCCAATCCATTATTCCATCATAATTATTTACATAACCTGATACTTGAATTGACCCAAAAGAAATTGCAATGCCGTTTACTTGACCTTTGTTGACTGCTTCGTTATTGTTTGTAGCGTCAGCAACCTTGAATTTTTTAGTTGCGTCTCCATTTTTCAGTGCGTAAAAGCTTGTGTCCACACTTCCTAATTGATCTTTTGCAATAAGTTTAATAGCATCTGCAAGCTGATTGTCAGTTGCTTTGTTTGGAACAATATTTGCTTTAATAAGTACGCTGATAATTTCATCTTGAACAGAATTGAGCCAAGCTGCAGACGCTGAAGTGCCGACAATGCCGTTAGCCGTGTCTTGGTCTATAAATTTGTTGTTATTTGCGTTAGGTGTGTCGATTTTATGCATATTATTATTTTAAATTATTGATAAAAATTATTTTGTTGTAAAAGGGCTTATTCAAACCAAAAGATGATCGTTTAATTCGCCACATCTCATTAATCCTGAAATGTTGATTGGATGGCAGACTTGAATGCGTGTGTCGGTTAATTTGTGTGCTTGAAGCGTTGGAATTGATGCTGTGAATAAATCTAGCTGATTGATTGGATAGCTGATAAATATCAGTTTTAAATTATCAAATGAGCCTAGCTGAGTGCTTGTATTGTCGCCCGCAATAAAGCCAAGTCGGTGATTAGAAGTGACTTTAAAATCACTCAAACCTGCGTCTGTTAAAATCTGCTCCCAATCTGATCGCTTCCAGCCGATGCTTACTTTTGATGCGCTAATTGTGAATTTTGTATCTATCTGAGTGTGAATTCGCGCCAACTCTTCAGACAATGTGTCAGTCACTTTGCCTGCATGTGCTGATTCCCAGTATTTTCCAGGCGGCAACAATTGCTTAATGGCTTTTGAGTAGTCTGCTGCACTTCTGCTGGTGTCAATTACTGCCATGTTATAACTCTACTGCCATGTTATAACTCCTAAAACCAAGTGCTTGCTGTTTTGCGCGGTTATTTTTTGCGCTGGCTGATGTAAAGTATAAACGTCTGTGACGGACTCTATTTGTGCGTGAATTTTTGCAATAGTAATCTGCGCATCGGCTTCGCCATTGGTATTTTTGATAAATTTACTTAAAGCGCTTTCGATTAATTGACGATATTGCGCGTCGGCGGTAATTTCAAAATTCACAGGCTGTGGCTCTGATTGTTTCAGCATTAAAAATGTGCCCTCGTGCATGTTTTCCGATATTTCGTCTAATAATGTCGATTTGCGCGCGTCGCTGAGTATGTCATTAGAGCCTAAAACCAAAGTGGTTATGCCGTTTTCAGGGGTGTTTGACTGAACATAGACAAAAGTTACATCATCATATAGTAAGCCCCACGCTATTAAATCCTCTGTGCGACCAAACCTATTTCGACCAGCCAGGGCGGCGTTAATGCGTTTACGCCAACTGTCAATCGCTTCATTATCTAGCCTTGGTGTTTTAGTGATGCTGGCCCATATTTTTAGCCAGTCTTCATCAGCTAAAGCAGGGAACATTTGATTTAAGCGATTATCAATATAGCGATAAATTGCATGATTTGCACCACTAAACGCGCCGATTAGCGCTTCAATTACTTGATTAGCGTCAGCCTTTTCGCCAGTTGAAAATTCAAAATCAGCGATTACTCGCTCAATAATGCTCTTTAAATCAGTCTTCACTTTCCACCTCGATGGTTAAATTGCGGTAATGAACCGTCAGTTGAAAGTTAATGCGATTAAGTGATCGCTCGGTAATCAACTCAAAACGCCCGTATTCGTTAACCCAATCCAACGCCTTGTTGATGTAACCAACAAGCGTTGCCTGCGTTTCTGGCGTGTTCTTCTCTCGAAGCAATAACCATATTTTTGAGCCATGCTCGTTAAGTTGCGATTCAAAACACCATCCTCGATGATCAGAATTACCAAAGCGCTCAGCTTGCCAATCGTAAGCCTTGGCATCGCTAAAAATTGATTCTAATACAGCGTGGCGTAAACCGTCAATCGTTGTAACTAAGTTCAACGCTGCAAGCGAGAAACCGTTAATCATTAGATTGCGATTAATTCTGAACCGTAAAAAGTAACCTCAATGTCACCACTTGATGTGTCCACTTCAACCACATCAGCCATAAACGCATTGTTGAGCGTAAAGGCTTGACCATTATTTACTTGTAGCGTTACCGTTTCATCGACAACAGCTTGCAGTTTCTCTTTATCTAGCGCACTGGTGTCACTCAACTTGCATTTAATCATTGCTGAATCTGTGTATTCTTCAGTGTGACCAAGTAGCCCACTGTCACCCATAACAGGTTCGCGCTTCGGGTTGCCGAAGCCGTAAGTAATGCCTTTTTGAGTCGGTAATCTTCCCATTGATGGGATATCTAGCGTGCCTCTTGATGTAATAATAGCCATATTATTCTCCTTTAATTTTTACGAAATTGAATTTTGCCGGCAACGATAATCAAGCCATTAACAAATATTGGCTGGTCTTGATAGTTGATGCGCGTTGGGTTTTTTGGATCGATTGAGCAAACAAAAGTGGTCTTGTAATTGTCAAAATCTTGCACAATGCCTGCCAATTCTAAATCACGATATAAGCCAAACATTTCTGACTTGAATAATTTTGGCGTTAAGATTGCTTGGCCAGGGGCAAAGTTTGTACCGTCTTTTGCCAATTTATGACGCGGATAACGACTCAAAATTCGACTACGCTGCTTGGAGCGGAAATACATTGCTGTGGCAACAGTCATCACATCAAGATACGAGTCATCAGCCACGCCTGCGTTATTTTCGCGATAAGTGGTAATCGGGCGCTCAACAAAAACATCGCCAGCGGTGTTAGTGGTGTAAGTTGATGAGCCTGAGTAAAGCATTAAGTTGCGTTCGGTCGGCGTCCATTCTGTTGTTGCATTGGTTTTAATGCCGTGCAACTGAAGTGTTTGCAATGGGCGAGCCGGGTCAATCGCTAATGAGTGCGCACATTAGCCATAATAAGCCGCCACAGATTCTGAAACCGTAGAGACAAGGCTGTTAATCGCTACGATAGAGACAAATGGCGAATTAAATTGCTTTGAAAACGCATTCACTTCTGCACTCGTGCCTTTTTTGCCAACAAAACCAATGCCAGGAATTTGTGCCATGGCATCGAATCGCTCTTTTAAAAAATCAGCAAGGCGATCAATATTTGCTTTGTCATTAAAAGTGCTAAAAATATAATGATATTGGGTATCGCCAATGGCGGCCAACGCTGCACCAATATTATTACCATCAACACCGATTGTGTTAATCGGCAGCGCTTTGGTTTGTGCAAAAATAGTGGTGACCATTTTGTGCGCATCTGAATTTTCACCAAATAAATTTAGCGCGTCATCGGGAATGGTAGTTGGGAATACTTTATTAGCGGCTGCAGTGCCCTTGGGTGCAATCACTAAAATCTGCTGCAAGTCTTCAGCATTATTTGCTAAAGACTGGTCTATTTCAATGTAAACGCCCGGGACTCTAATGTTGTTCGGTACTTCGTTAAAGCTGATATTTGACATTATTTTTTCTCCTTGTTTTTAATGTTTTCTTTTACAATTCTCACATCGCCCTCAGCAATGCGTGCCATCCAAAATGTGTTTTTAGGTTTGGTTTCGCCTTCTTTTAAAGGTTTTTTGGTAATAGGATCCAGCACAAGAGCTTCGGTTTCCGCCTTGGTTGGCTCAAGTTTAAATGTGGTTTGTGGCATTTTTAGTGTGCTCCTTGTAATTTTGAATATTCGTTAATAATTGAATCTCTAACTTCGCTAGTCATTGAATCTGACCAACCTAAAAATTCACGCTTTGGCATGGCGTAGGCGACATATTTGCCTGAACCTCTTCTAAATGCGACCTTGCCGCCCTCGTTGTGAATTTTTAATATCTTAGCGGCAACGCTAGAATAGCCAACGGACACACCGTCTGCGTTTGCGTCTTGATTTAGTGAGCGAGATGCGCCTCTAAACATTTTTTTATTTAATGATATTTTGCCGTTTTTTGCCAGGTTGAATTTTTGAATTTTTCTGGGTTGAAACGGTTTTCCATCGGTGTCTTTTTGATTTTTTAAATTAGCACGAACAACTCTACGCATAGCGTTGCCCGCCGCCTTGTTGAGTTTGGTTGCTTGCACTTTATTAAGCGCCAAGCCTTGGATTAATTCATTGAGATTGTCAAAGTTTTTATTTGACATAGCTTGCACCTTTAAAGTCAACAGCAACATCCAGGCCCTCAAAACCCTGGTAAACCAAGTCGCATTTCAAGCCGTTTGCTATCCATGTGCCGTTTTTGTTTTGAACGAAATCAGCCTGCTCTTCAATTTTAACGGTTAATTGCAGGTCAATTTTCCGTTATTTATGACATCAGTATTAAACACTGGCTCCAAATCGTATCTGTCTACGGCCGACAAAAACAAAGTGATGTGCTCTAGCACTTGGTTATCTTGAGAGATTGATTGGATTAAGAAATTGGCGGTGTAAGTCAAGACAAAACCATCGTCGTTTATTGTTGACTTGAACGCTGGTCTTATGTCTTCTGTCCAAGATAAGACTTTGTTTTTATTTACGCCATTTATTTTGATAATTTCATCAAATAATTGTTGCATTTTTTTTCATCTAAACCACCTTGGCTAAAATGGTTGGCTTGCGTTGCAACATTGAAATTGCTTGGCGCGCCTGAGACTCGTGCATATTTATGCGCTCTTGTAAATTACTGACGCGGTCCTCGGCATATTTAGTGTCGCTCGTGGTGATGCTGGATGACAAAATATCGCCCATGGCAAAATTATGGACTGCGCGAGCAAATAAACAACGCACCGCTGCGTCATCCAACTCATGCTTATTAACAAATGTATCAAAGTCATTAAACTTGCTTTTGATTTTTTTTAAATGATGTGAAACCTTGTCTGTTGCATCAATTAACGCAACACTAACAACATCAACATCAGTCTCTTTTAGATTGTTAAATCTTGACTGAAAATCAGATACTTTAAGCACAGGGAAGAAATCAACACTAATGTCTTTGCCTGTTTGCTCTTGATTTTGTCCAATGTATTCAGCCATAAAATTAGGGGAGGGTTTTGGTTTGTATTTGAAAAGTAAAAAACAAATACTTGCCTAGCCCTCGGGGGGTTAGTTATTTTAAACTAATTTTAACCTTTTTTTAATATCGTCCATGCGGCCTTTAACGCCGATTTTTGGTGCTAACTCTGTCGCTTTTTCAAAATAAGTCAGCGCTAATTTAGGATTGTCTTTGGTGATTAGAATGGCTTGCAATTTCAACAATTTTGAATGAACAGCAGGATGGATGTTTAAGCCGTCTGCCGTCTCAAGCATTGATATTAACTCAGCCAAAATTGGCGATTCAGATTCCTCATTGTCATAAGTATCTTGCGCCCATTCGTAAATAGTATCGGCGATGATTGTAGGAAAGTTGCGCTTAAAAACTTCTTTATCAGCAGTTAAGCCGCGCTCAAAACCAAGTAGCGCCAATTTCCAACCGTCGGTAAAATTACCCACATCAAAACGCCAAAGGATATTCCAAAAAATAAACAGATTACCCGTCCAACTCTCTTCAGCGCATTGTTCGTCTAAAGAGTCTTGATACTTAGAGATTAACTGTATTTTTAAGCCATCGCGCTTGCTTTTTTCTGTATCTTTCAAGCGTTTAACATCGTCTAAAACCAACTTAAACAATTGTTGTAGGGTTTTGGTTATGTTATTTTTAACCTCACCATGCTCTTCTGGTGGTGCTTTTTTAACAGTTGTTTTGCTAGCATTTCTAGCCCTGTGTTGTGCAAAAATATTCATAATAAACCCCTTTAAGTGTTTGGCTAAGATTCGCCTTCAAATTTAACTTTGCTAGAATCAATGTAAGCCATTAAGTCTAAATTCTCAACTACATAGTCAATGTTTTTGCTTGAATAAGTAACAACTCGGTCGCACTTAGGTTGGTCTTCAATTCGTCTGCGCATAGATCCGCTGTGAATGTAGATTGATAAGTTTTCAAAAGTGGTTACCAAGATGCCTCGAGCTGGGAAAAAGGGTACACCGTAAGCGGGCAATCCGCCAAAAGTTTCAATTACTTGTTTAAGCTCTGTTTTGCTCTTTTCACTTGGTTTTGTGGCGTTTTCAGCGCACAAGCGGTCTTTATTGTGTTCAAATAACTCAGAACCCAAGATGACGATTAAATCAGGGTTATGTTTTTCAACTTCACCAAGTGAATTTTTAGTTTGATTGACAAGCACATCAATATTTAGCTCTTTGGTAATAACAATGTCTTTAGAATCAAGGTAATTATCAGAGTTGCGATTTTTTAACTTTTGCAACCATCCGACAGCACAATCTTGCAGTAATGGGTTCTTATCAATATCTGTATCTGCTGCAATGCTGGTACCGTTAAAACCCATTGAGATTAAACTTAGTGAGTTTGCTCGCATTGTTTTTTCTGAGACAATTTGTTTAAATTGAGGTTTGTGTCCCCAAGCGTCAAGTTGAGCATATTCGAGCGCTGTATCAAAGTTAGTTTGCTGACATGAATAACCATTGACTTTACCGTTATGCACAAGGTTTGGTTTACGATCATTTAGTTTTGTGTTTGTGCGTCCTGCGGTTAAAACATCAACGCCAATAATGACAGAATCGCCAACCATGTTGTCGACAGTAACCATGTTGATTTTTTTCAAAAATGCATCCGTCTGTTGCATGCCCCCGATTAGTCGTTGCTCTTTTTCTGGGGTCACAGTAAATGGTACAGTCACTGCTTTAACGTCGTAAATTGAAGCTTGAGTGGCGAGCATTAATTGGAAATTTTTTCTTGTAGTCTTATTCATGGTTAGATTCTCCTAGATATATGAATTATTAAATTATTAAATTGGTTAATAAACGCCGTCGGTGTCTGTGTTGCCGTTGGCGCCGCCGTCTGCTTCGTCTCGATTAAAACTTTCAATCGTATTTCCGAGTTTTGCAATAAGGTCTTCGTGATTTTTGTTGGCTGTTGCTAGTTGATCGGTAAGGGTGTCAATTTTATCAACTAACGATTGAACGGTTTTATCGTCGTCAAGATTAGAAGTAGGTGTAGTATCTTCTTCCTTTTCTGTTGGCATTTTCGCTAGCAGCTCAGGGTTGTTTTTTACTGCTTCTGCATAAGCTGCATCTGCGTCTTGCTTGGATTTTAATAGTGCGTTTAATTCTTCCTTGTCCATCTTGCTCTCCTTTATTTTTTGGTTTTTGTTAAATTGTGATAATAAATTTTTAAAGGCTGTAATTAGCCCTGGGTTAACCTTGATGTTTGGCTCTGAATTTAAAAAGCCATCTGGTTGGTGCTTTAGGTTTAAATTAGACATAAACTGCTGAGTATTAGCGCTTGCCGCAAGCTCTACTGAGTCTGTTACTTCGTCAATAAAACCATTGTCTAGCGCCTCGTCTGCTGTAAACCAGGTTTCATCGTCCATCATTTTTGATAATTTGTTGCGATCAATGCCGGTTCTTGCTTGATAAGTGTTAAGCATTGCTTCTTTGTGCTTATCAGTAACATTTGCTGATTTGCGCATATCTTCTGCGTCGCCAAAAACAATGCCTGATGGGTTGTGAATCATAAATAAAGCGTTACTTGACATTTTAATAGTGTCGCCAGCCAGCGCAATAATTGAACCCATTGATAGTGCGTAGCCATCAATCTCAACTGTAACTGTTGCTTTATGGTTTTTAAGCGCGTTGTAAATTGCTGTGCCGTCACCAACAGAACCACCTGGGGTGTTTAAGTGTAGTGTAATGGTGCTTATATCACCCAGCGCAACCAATTCTTTTGCAAAACTGGCGGCAGTCACACCCCCAATATCCGATTTGCTCATAAATATAAATGGTGCCGTGTGTCTTTAGCACTCATTGAATACCATGTTTGCTTGTTTTTTGGCATAAATCTTGTGTGATTTAAAAAATGTAAATACAGTTATACAGTTATACAGTTAAGAAGTTTTATTTCTTGGCATTTGGTTTAGAAAGTGCTTATTACAACAAAAAAATATGGGTATGGTCGGGGATTAGGTAATAAGGTAATTAAGGTGATTAATTGGTCTGTATATACTGCGGCTAAAGGGTTTTTAAAGTTACCATGCAAAGGTAATCAAAGGTAATCGCAAAGTTAAGTAATTGATTTTTAAAGGAATTTAATTATTAAAAAATTACCAAAACAAAAGTAATTAATTACTTTGTGATTACCTGATAATTACCTTTGTTGAAATTGTTAAAAAGTCAACTGTATCAAGTGTTATAGAGTGATTTTTATAAATTAATTACCTTATTACCTAATCCCCGACCCTAACCATACTTTTTTTTTAAAAACACTGGTAAAACACAAGAATGGCTTAGTAGCAGGGTTTTTTTGGTATTAGGTAAATAAATAAGAAAATTCCTTAATTGTTGTAATAAGCACTTAATAAGCAAAATTTTAATAACTCTGTATAATGATAGTTATATGAGAATCATCACAACACCTTGTCCAAATTGTGGGTTACCAGCGACAATCAGATCGTCAAGAAAACTATCTAATAAAGTTGCAGAAAGGTATTGTGTTTGTGTCAACAACAGCTGCCAATGTGTATTTAAAACACACACTGAAATAGTAAAAATAATTCATCAAGGTATAGACCCAGCAACATTATCTGAGCAAGATATAAAATCACTTAGATAGCAAAATAAATACATCATTCAAAAAACAAAAACAAATAATACGGAGGGGAAGGTAGAGCGGAATTAGTCGCTCGTTGACTGACATGTTAAAACATCATATAATGGAATAGAATTCAGTGTTCAAAGCACCGATGTGACTGGTGGACATCGCCAATCTGAGCATAAGTTCAACAATAATAAAACTGGGCTGCAACAACACGGAGTTAAGAATAGAACTTATGCACTATCAGCGCTACACTTTGGTGTGGATGCCATTAAGCAAGCGAACAATCTAATAAATCAACTAGAAAAGTCAGGTGCTGGAATTTTAATACACCCTAATTACGGGGAATTATCTGTAGGTTTTGACACCTTTAGCACTGGGGTGAACACCAAGCGCAACATGGTGGTGACCAGTCTTAATTTTTTGCAAAACAACGACATAAATTTACTTAGTGTTGACTTCCAGAGTTTACTTGTTGAAAATATAAAGCAAACCATAGAGCGAGTGATAAGCTCAACTGTGAATGCTATCAACACCTCAAGCAACAAATTCGAAACGATTGTAGACTTTAAAGAGTATATTAATAGCGGTATAACGCTTGATAATTTAGAGGTTTCAATCTCTCAAAGTCTTGAATCTACTCCACTGGTGTTAACATCTAGCAACTCAATCACTCAAACATTCAACCAGCAGCATCAGGCGCTGTTTGCGTCTAAAAATTCTAAAGGTAAAAAATACAAATCAACCGACCAGCTAACAACAGACGCATCAAGCATCAATCAAATATTTAACAACCCGCTAATCACCAGCTCAGACATTGCAAACGAATTCTATCACTTGAAATCTGTAGTAGCGCGTCAACTAATAGACAATAACGCCAATCTACCAAAAATCAAGACATACATTGTCAACGCACAAGTGCCTGCAGACAAACTCAAACATTTGCTTGGCAGTGAAGTTGATGATTTAAACACTTCAATTCATCCTTTATTTAGCGATAACGAAGTTAAATATGTCAGTTAACAACATCAAATTAACAATTGGGTCAGAGCAAGTACTGGCACAATCGCTATCAATCACCAAAACTATGGATTCCATTTGTGATACATTTAGTTTGCAAATCCCATTTAAAACACTGCCTACACACAAAGAAGTCAGCATAAGTATTAACAGCGCACGCGCAATGACAGGCTTTATCAACTCAATCGACCACGCTACACCCGCCAACAATAATACAATAACATTTTCTGGTCGCTCAATGTCGCAAGACATCGTTGATTCGCGAATTACTTTTGTAGCGCACGACAAAACTTTGGCTGAATTAGCAACAGAATTATTCGCTAAATTCGGGCAAACATTCAACACCAAAATCAAAACCAAACCAGTTAAAGATTTTTCAATTGTTGCTGAATCGGCTTTTGAATCGCTAAACCAAATCGCCAAACAGCAAAACTTGCTGTTTGTAGAAAACAACGACGGCTCAGTGTCATTAGTAGAGCCTGCAAATGTAGATAACTCACACTTAAATTTAGGTCCAACTAACCTGTCTGACTTTAAAATCACAGAAAACTTAGCGGCATTTTTTCACATTAACACCGTAAAAACCAACCCAGGTAAAGACAACTTAAACCCTGACGCGCACAACAATCACAAATTCACGCTGCAGGTTAATGAAGTGCGCAAAACTCGCACGCAAGAAATAATCGCTGATTCGTTGACTAATCAACAATCTTGTCAAGACCGCGCAAATGAGATCGTCAGCCTAGCAAAATCACAAAGCATTTCTGCGAGTGGCACATTTAAAGGCTGGCTTAACCCTGATGGCAAATTATGGAAGCCGAATAGTTTGTACACAATTAAAGGCGCAAAACTACTACTAACAACAGCAACATTCAATCAATCTGGCAATAATCGAACCACCTCACTCACATTTAAAGGTCATCATGTGGGATAAAATAATACGCAGATTAAAACTGATTTTGAGCGTTGGTAGTGTGGTTGGCAGTGACCAAACTTCTCAAACAGTAGATTTTTCAGATAGCGAAACATCTAAAAATATTCAATTTGCCCAATGCTACGGCATTGAGGTTTACCCATTGCCAGGCTCAAAAGCCGTGACGGTTTTTAACGCTGGAGATAGGTCACAAGGCATTAGCATAGGCTGTGTAGACAGACGACACACACATACACTCGAGCCTGGCGATGTTATGCTATACGACAATCGCAACCAATTTGTTCATCTTAAAAATTCAGGCATTGATATTAAGGTTGTTGGCAATCTTAATATCAACGCCACGGGCAATATTGCAATCACATCTCAAACCTTGAGTCACAATGGTATCAATGTTGGCGATACACATAATCATCCTCAGAACTCAGGAGATCACTTCGGCGGAGGCACAAACACTAGCGCACCCAATGCGCTTTAAGCGACCAACATTAAAATCCAAAAAAAATGCGTAGCGCCATGCAGCGCCTGCAGTTCCTTTTGTCGACATCTAGCGTCGCTTTCATTAGTAAAATAATCACCCTTAATTTTTACAGCTTTAATGGTGCTGTGGCGTTGTTGCATGACTATGTATCTCATTTTTAAATTTTTTCAAACCTATGCCAATAAGGATGCACACCCCCGCAATAGTCTTGGATTAAGTCGCTAACAATGTCGCTTGCCCAGCCTTCATCTGAAGGCAAACAACTTACAACTGTTATAAACTTCTCAACCTCACCTTTTTTGGTTCGCTTGTAAGTTATTAATATCTTTTGATATCCCATATGTTCAAAATCCTTTGTTTTCTATATATATATTAAAAATGTGTTCAAAATCAGCATTTTTTGAACATTTAAGGCTATTTATTCCCAAACTTCAACCAAATTTAGTAACTGAGCCAATTGAGCACTTAAAGCTTTTAGGTTGCCAGAACTTAATCCGTGTGTTTTTTTATGACCCTTGAAAATTAATGTTGGATGGGGTTCATAAGTAAATAAACCTTTTTGTTTCTTAATAATAAAACCAATGTGCATAGGCTTTTTATCATTGACATCAGGCAGGAATGCTAAAACATCAGATACAACATCACGAATCTCCGAAGACTTAAAAAACAATTTATTTGCGTTGCCAATATTTTTTAAACCCGCCGAATTCGACGGGTTTAAATACTTTTTATTATTCATTTTTACACTCTTTTATTAACTGTTTAAAAATCTCAACAACAACATTAACAGTTACCGCATTACCACAGCACTTGTAGCGCTGAGAATCGCTGATTTGTTCACCATCCTCACCAAGCGCCGTCCAGTTATCTGGCAAACCTTGCAACCGCTCGCATTCAATCGGCATCAATTTGCGAATGCGTTGGTCAACTAACACTCCATGCTTGTCTTGTGCTGTCAGCGTGAAACTCGGTTCGCCATTTTCTTTAAATCGTCTACCTTTCAGCCTGTTGCAACCCAAGCATCACATCATCAAATTCATCGTAATCACGGCCGTCTTTGCCAAAAATTGGCAAACTCAATATTTGCTGTGTCGTTGCGTTAATTAAATAATCCCAAATACCCACAATAGTAGGGTTTGCGTCAATCAATATCGCGTACTCCACTTCGTGATACACGCTGTAAGTAGCTGAGCCTGCAAATGGCTCAATTACCACATTGCCATTTTTTGGCGCGGGGTAGAATCCTTTTTGGCACAATCGATACTTTGACCCGTAGTAGCTGAAAAATGGCTTCACTTTTAATTCTCCTTTGTTTTAATTTCACTTTCAAACGCATAAACCCCATTTCCCAAATAATAATAAAATTCACTTTCATCATTTTTTGATAAAATAATTACGCTTTTTACGGTCCTAATTTTTTCCTCACCAACCCTGCAACACTTGTCGCCTACCTTGTGCTTAGTATTTTTCATTTTTTAAAAATCCAACAATGCACAATTTTCCCTAGTATTACAGAATTTATTTTTTTCTGCTTAATAAATTTATGACGCTTAGAGTTGACTAATAACGCTTTTAAAGCATCAACATCAATCTGCTGCCGATTTTCCTCAGCCATTTTTTTAAACAACGGCAAACTAATGGCTATTAAGTCAGGGTCTTTTGAGTGATTGATTAACTGCTCAGATTGAACAGTCGTAAATTCATCCGTCGAGCCTATTTCTTCGTTAAATGTGTCGTAAATCTCCCAAAATTTCTGCACCAATGGTGTATCTGTCTGGCACGCCGTTTGGCGTTTAACAGCCAAGTCAACCATAAATTCAATCCATTTTTTTAATCGATGATCGTCAAATTCAGGCACAATCAATTTTAAGCACTTTCCAAACGCCATAATTTGCGCGTGCCCCTCGGCAATTCGTGCGTCTTTTATGTTTTTTCTATTGAGTAAAAACTCGGTATATTCGTCAAACCAAATGCCGTATTCTTCCATTATTTTGCTTTCTTTGCTAAGTGCGTCGTGCAAAAAATGAATAACTTGCTCGCCTTTGAGCCTCTTTAAGCGCTTAGACGCCTCAAATCCCTCGTGAGAAAATCCCTTTTTATTCGCCACGCATTGCACAATTCGGTTAAGGATTTGTGGTTCACCTTCTACCGCTGCGTTTTGAGAAATTACCAAAGTCCCAAGAAACGGCACGCTGTCAATATTGATTCCGTTGTTTCTAATCCCTCTACCATAAGGGCTATGTCCGCTGTGCAGGGTTTTCACCTGGTCCATTGAGAATTTTTTACGATGACCCTCAACCATACTGCGGTCACCTTCTAGCAGTACCGCGGGAATATTGGACGCTTGCATAAAGTAGCGCGCCAAGGCCGCAGGTGTCATTTTTTCAGGGTCCTCACCCTCAAAATTTTCTCTCCCGATTAATTTCCAAAGGAAGCTAATAACAGAACTCTTGCCTGAATGGGCGATGCCCGTGTATTCAAAAAAAGTGATTTCACCATGCCCGTTACGACTTCTAACCTGTGATGCGAACAGGCTCATGCACCAAAAAGCCAAAGCGGTCAAACCCTCGTTGCCACTTGACAAATAAAAATCATCAAACCACGCTGATTTTTTATTATCAGGATTAGGAATATCCCACCCATCAAAAGTGGTTTTTAGCGCTAAATTACCGATGTTTAAATAATCATGCTCGTTGGCTTTAATCATGCGACCATCTTTGTAGCCAAAATTTTCAAACACATAAGCCTTATGCGTCGGACTATAGCCCATGTGCCTAATGGTTTCAACTGTCGGCTTGCGCACAGATACCCATCCGTCTGATATTTCATTCATTTGCGCAGCGCTACCTCTAAACGACGACTGCCCTACTTTGCCCCATAAGGCCGTGTGAAAAGTTTTAGCGTCAATTGTCATATTCGCCGCCAACGCCACTTTTTTGCTTTTTTTAACACCGTTTTGCGCGATGTCAAAATAATAAGAATACATGCTATCGATTGGGTCAAATTGGGTGTATAAAAGTGTCGCAACCGCTGTGCCAATGCGGTTGCTTTTAATTGATGGGGTGAGTAAATTAACCACTTGAAAGTAATTTTTATCTTCAATAGCTTGATAAATTTGCTCGTTCTCTTCGGCGTTTGCTTCGTCAGTCAAAGAGCATCCAAAATAGCAATTTGCAAAAGTAACCACCCTTTTGTTTGGTATAAATTTGTTTTTTACCCTGGCTTCAACACTCAGCCAAGCCATACGCTCAGAGGCACTTTGCGACACCAACACTTGCCCGCGCCACCAATAATCTTCCAACAAATCAGCATTAAGCGCTTTAGATCGATACAAATCGTTCCAATCGCGCTTGTCGGAGGGATAATAAACCTCAACTTTTTCATCCATGTCGCGCAGGATTTTTGCCCATTTTTTACTGGCATAACTTCCAGCCTCGCCGTTGTCCAGCGCCAAGCACCAGGTGATACCCTTGTCTTTATGTTTGTCGATTAGATTTTGCGGGAAATTACTCGTACTCATTGCACTCGCAACCTTGTAGTTCATACCTTGCATCAGGGCGATAGCGTCAAAAATCCCTTCAGTTATGTAGATCCTATCATTTTTAACAATTCGCTGCGCTGGCGGTTGCCAGCATTCGCCTTTATAAGTGCTACCCTTTTTAAAATGCGCTTTGTGGGTAAATAAATGCGCATCGATAATACGCTCCCAATAAGTCTCGCCAATCGCAAACCGCACTGTGGCTGATTGCTTATTGCTGTAACCAAAGATTTCCTGAGAGTACCAACTCTCGTCAATATCAAGCCCGCGTTCGGTTAAATACATCTTAGCGGCCGCCTTGGGTGCGTCGCCTGCGGCTTTAGTAATAGATTCTTCGGTAGATATACCTGCCCTATTACCCAATAACTTCATCGCATTTACAAAATCCAAACCTTGCGTTTGCTGCACAAACTCAACCACATCGCCTTTGCCACCGCATTTAAAACAATTGAAATAATCGCTATTAACGCTAAACGAATTTGAACTGCTTTCACATAACGGGCATTTGCCGCGATTGGCTTTAAGCGCTATGCCAAAATCCTTTACAATCTCACTTAAACTGCTCGCTTGCTTAATTTGATTAATGCGATTTTGGTTCATATTCGCCCCTCATGGCTTTAACGACTTTCAAAACCTCAATATAATCATGGTCAAATAGAGCAACTAGTGCCGCGTGCTGATAGCCCAACAATCCATTAACAATGCAAAAATCACTAACAGTTGCGATTGCGTCGATATTTTTGCTCACAAAAGACTGGTCCATCAATATCTTCGTGTAATGACTCGCCTTGCCCAAATCTTCCAGTCCATTTTTATCTTTATAACGCAACAAATATCGCAAAACGATAAATTCTGCAGCGTTAATGTGATTATCCAGCGACCAAATTAAGGGCTGTTTTTTGTATTTCAAATAATGATTACCACCCACCTGCTTATTCATCTAAACCTCCATCCACCAAGTGAGACTGCCAACGCATCGCCGCCTCAGCGCTTTTAAAACCACTCGACAATGAGCGTAAATCCTTGCCATTTTTTACAACAGATACTGCCCAACTTTCTAGGGATATATGCACTACAAACTTTAGAGAGTCTGAGTATTTAACATAAGTGTTGCGGTTTTTCATGTGTGTAAACCCTAATCGATTAACAGTGATAATGCGATTACTCACTTTCTCCGCCTGTTTTTTCTAATTCTTTTCTTATTTCAATCATATTAACCATCCAGGCTCTGTTGTCTCGATTGCCTCCGCTGACAGGCTTTCCAATTTTTCGACAGGGAATACTTCCACAAGAACACATTGAATTTACTGTATGAATTGAGAATCCAAACGCTTCAGCGTAAATTCTCGCTCTGACCTCTGGCAACTTGCTGGCTTGTTCTATTGCTTCCATTTTTGTAACTCCGTTTTAAAAAAAGTGGATACAAGGTAGGCAAACAGCCAAATATCCGCGTTTTTGTTGTGTTAAAATTAAAAACTTTTAAGCATTTTTAAGTGCTTTTAAGTGTATTCAAGACCTTTTAAAGTCTGTTGCTATTATAAACAGACTGAATACAGTCTGTCAAGGGATTTATGAAATTAAATGAAAGATTAAAATTAATCCGCACTACAGAGGGGTTTACTCAGGTTGAATTTGCCAAAATAATTGGCATTTCTCACGATAGCGGAATTAGAAGGATAGAATCTGGTTCGCAAGAGCCTGGCGCTTCAAAAATAGAAGCAATATGCCTCCGCTTCCCCGAATACGCACTGTGGCTGACTACTGAGCAAGTCCAACCGCCACACCAAATCAGTCCAGATTTAGCAAAAAGTAATAAGGATACTAATAATGCATCAGCTAGGGCTAAAGTCAAATTATGAGTGAAATAATCTCATTTAAAGTACAGGGGTCTGATTTATATCAAGTCGATTTTATCAATACTATTGATAAATTAAAAATACACTGTTCTTGCCCTGCAGGGCAAAATTTTACGGTTTGCAAACACAGGAAAAATATCATGAATGGCATCACCGATAATATTACATCTGATAATAAAGAGCAAGTTGACAAGGTGAAGCAATGGGTTGATCTGTCAATATTTCTAGAATTATTTGACTATTTAAAAACTTTAGAAAAAGACAAAAAACGAATACTGAAAAAAGTGGCGGATACAAAAAAACACATAGCAAGGTACATGGATCATGGATGATAAGGATATAATCCCTAAAATTGTTAGCACACTTGACGCTTCGTACATTCAAAATATGGCGGACAGTAAAAACCCACCTAAAGCTGTGTTTTTGGGTAATTTTCAAAGCATGTCACTCACCGATCAAAGGCACTGGTGTAAAGCAAATAATTGGTTTTATGCTGAGCACATTGCAATGTGCTCACTGGATGACGAGCAAGTGACCGGGTTGCTTCATTTGTGGAAAACAATCACCTTAAAAACCAAACTTATTGTCATTGGCAACGCTTACAAATTTTCAGATATAGAGTATCTCCTAAATAGAAACACACCTAAAAGAGCTGAAAAAGGCATGCCTTTGCTCCGTGTAGGTGTGACAACAATAATGGAATCAGAAATTCACAAATATAATCCTGACTATCTAAATATCGACAACAACACCAGCTGGTGTTTTAAGCTAAAACCTTGAGCATTAAACGCACAAAATCAGGCAAATGGCGGGCAGATGTCAATGTCGGCGGTCGCACTTGCGTCGGCGGCAAGCGAATCCGTAAAATATTTTCCACAAAAAGAGAAGCGCAAAATTTTGAAGCCGCCACCCGTGGCAATCACGCCCAGGGCAAGCCGTGGGACTTGGCACGCAAGAAGCAAGACTATCGACTAAGCCAACTTGTGCAAGACTGGTACGACATTCACGGACGCAAATTAAAAGATGGACACAAGCGAGTCTTAACACTCAATAAGTTAATTGATAATTTCAACGATCCTTGGCTGTCGGACTTTACCAGTAAAGATTTTTTAATATTCAGAAGCAAAAACAATTCGGTGAGTGACAACACGCTAAACCATTACCAAACCTACTTAAATGTAATGTTTAAGCGATTGATTGAAATCGGGCAGATTGACACAAACCCAATCGATAAAGTTAAGTTGCTGCGCTTCGACCCAACCGAGTTGGCATATCTTACAACAGATGAAGTTATCGAGCTACTGGCCCATTTTAAGCCAAAAAAATCAGACGCCTACATGGTCACCAAAATATGTCTGTCCACTGGCGCCAGGTGGAACGAAGCCGTGAGCATCAAAAAATCAAGCATCAGAAACGATAAAATCAGTGTTTTAGGCAAAAATGGCAAAATCAGATACCTAATAGTAACTAAAAAATTGGCTGATGAAATAAAATCCACCGCGCCATACATCGACCCTTACACAACCTTTCAACGCTCTCTGATTAAGTTAAATTTCAAAAAAGCCAAAGGGCAAATGACCCACATCTTACGACACACATTCGCCAGTCACTTCATTATGAACGGCGGCAACATTTTAACACTGCAAAAAATCTTAGATCATTCATCACTAAACACAACAATGAGATATGCCCATCTTGCGCCCGAGTTTTTAAACGAAATGACTGCCTTAAATCCAATAGATTTCAAGTAA